GCTCTGACTGGTTCAATCCTTGAACCCTAACACAACTACTTAGCTAATTTGCGAAGTAGTTGCTCAGACCACATGTAAATATACATATGGACTGTGTTAGCCGGTACTGGTAACCAGTACACCCACTTCCGTACGATCTTCGCGATCGGGGAGGGTACCTCGCTGCCTTGTACGCTATAGGCAAACATGTTCCACTTGATTGGAGGAGCGTCATTCTGACCTGTATATCTTTTCAGATACCAGAGAAAGAGGAAACGCTCGCCCCAACCTTTCCAATGCTTTCGTTTTTCGACGAAAGCTTTGAAATAAGGAACATGATGTTTTGAGCGTATTAGCCCTTGTGAATATGCGCTGCTGACGTCAATCATGACGCCGCTTTGCGTATTCATATTGACGGGAACCAACGGAAGTTTCTCAGAGACGATTAAGTCTTTTAAGAACTCCCACAGATGCCCGTCAACGGCAAGTGGCACACAATTATTCACGATATGTGAGATAGTCGATTTCCGTCTATCTTCATACCGTAGATAAAAGGGTGTCACATCCACACCATTGAAGTAATCCTTTCCACAAGATTCCCGAAAGGGTCCTTCGTGAAAAGATTTATCCTCATTGATGCGGAAGCCAAGGAACCTCAACAGTTTGACGAGATCAGTATAAACCTCAGTATTTACGATGATATCATCACCGTAAACTGAATTTATGCTGGCGCCAACTGCTGCGGTTGCAGCTGAGAAAATCAAAGTCTCAAGAGAGAAAGTAGCTCCATTTCCCATAGAGGAAAACTTTGCATACCTTCCTTCTACTCCATTAAAGGAGTACATACTGCTCCTAACATTAGCCAAATACTGGAACCATGACTGCGGAAGCAGCCAGGCAACAGTGTTGTAGGCTAAACAATCAGAAGCAGCAGCTAGGTCGAGAGTAGCGATTTTGCCACTAATCGAACCGAGCTTTGCGAGTCTCTGATTTCTGAACTGGTCGGTCAGGTCATGGCCTAGTCGGCGTAGACAAGACTTCGCCCAAGAGTCAAAAGCTAGCTGCAGTGGCAAATTGCCATCTGGTTCGCAAGCGATGATTCTGTGGGTCTTCCAGTTCTTAGGTACGGCTAAAACCCGATTACGTTCAGCATATCTTATCTTAAGTGTCCCATAGCCGTAAAACAGCGACAGGGCTTGAAGATAAGGTTCTGCGGAACGAGTGCACGTTATTCTCTTGCTTACCTTGCGGTGAGGAAGAGATTCGCGCCTAGACCGGGTAGCGGTTGCGCCACTGGTGATTCGGACTCTTTGAGGTAAATCACTCAAAAAGTCATCGAACGAACCTAACGCCAGAGCAATGTACCTTTCCATCCTGGCTAACCAATAACGAAGATCTGGATCTAATCGATCGAGCTTCGTATAATAGTAGTCAAGACGACGATTTGTAATCCTGCAACGTTTCTCAGCCTCAAAGAATAAGGTTGAGGCGTTAGCAGCACATTTCGTCTCATCGGAAAGGTCTCGGTGCTTTTTAAAGAAAGCACTGACCTGGCGCAAGATACGAAACGATACGACATCATGATATCCGATGTCGACGAACTCATCAGAAACCGATGCCAACTTTGGTATATTACGAGACCTCAAGTAACCCGAGATCTTTTCATACACCTCAGCAGGCAACGAAGCGCGGTGGTCCTTTAGATAGTTCCGACATAAGTCGTAAACTATTAACGAGGTCTTCATAGTGAAATACCTCCGAAGTGCGTTACCTTAGATTTAGGCTAGGTAGTTACTACCATCACCTAGACTTTCAGGTTTGAAGAACACGTCTTCACCATTGTGCTCCTGTTGCTCGATAATAGAGCGAAGAAGCAGCTCAAGGACGTCTGAGACGTCAGAAGAGCTAGACCATAACGTAGCGCCTGCCACAATGGCAAGAGCTATGATACGCTTTCTACGGTTGCCTAGAAGTGAAGTAATTCTCACTCCGAGGCCTCTGAGAATAGCGTTCATGGTTTTACTCCTCTTACGGCTTCAGCCATCCCTGAGTATTGATGGAGACTCCGAATTCGTCGCCTGCGACGATATCTCGGAGCGCTGCAATCGCAGCGGTCTTCACGGTAGCATCGTCCATATAAATAGGGACGCGAACCGAGCACTTCAGGACCAGCTTCTCAGGCAGAACGGCATCAGAGGCGTCGTTCACCCCGTATATCAGGGAGAATTCGTACTCTGCGACCCTACTGTTCTGAGAAACGCTTGACCGCTTCTCGATACAAAGCGCGGGTTTTGTAACCACGTGCGCTGCAAGAAGAGAAGTACGGCTGTTCCCCAACGTGGAGAACTCAGTGAGAGCGGTAGTTTGAGCCGCCATGGATTTATCTCCTTAAACCAACTCGTTGCAGAGCCAGAAGTAACATATCTGTTACTTTAAAGGCATCTAAACGAACGTTGGTGTACGGGCGTAATCCCACTGTCGTTGGAAAACGATAAACGCCTTCAAAGTGACTGCTAGCACGGACGTTCCACGAGCCACTGAAATAGGTCTTAAAATTGGCAAGTTGCCAATCAAATTCTCTATCAACAGTGATCTTGAGGCCGCCAGCCGCAGTATACTTCTGGGCGATGGTAAGAAATGCCATTGCTTCGATATAAGAACCTACGTCCCAAACCCAATCCACGACGAAACTATAGGGAACTAATTCCCAACCAGTTACGAAGGGGTTAAGTCGGAATATAGGTGGCTTAATATCGGCGGCAACGCTCCCACGGATACCAATTGTTACAGTATCTGTAACGGTTTTGGTCCAATAGGAGCTGGACATCTCCCCTGTCCACGTAGTGATATTGCTATCATTTTCCGTGGTACCAGATGATGCCCGATGTCTTAACTTTCTCGGTTTAACTAGGGTGTTGACCGCACCGTTTAGATCTTGAAGATCATAAACTAGAGGTCTCCAACCATAGCGAGCTTCAAGCCATTTCCCAGGTGTCGAAAGAAAATCCTTCGTAACCTTGGTTTTGGTAGCTAGACGAAGCATATTATCTGCTGTTTTCAACAGCATCTGCTTCGTTTTGCCAAGCTCACCCAAGAAAGTCAGCGTATCATGACCTCCTTCCGTGTATATCTTTGCAGCAGCCTTTTGGACGTAAGGTCTAAAGTCTGCTCCGCTGAGATAACGGCTAGCCCCCCTCTGGCCAATATACCAGTAGGTAGGGTTTACGTCGGTTCGGAGTCCATAACTGCCCCAAGGGGCTCGTGTATGAACGGTTCGATTCAACGTACCAGGAGGATCATAGGTAACGGCGTAAGAACCATATTCCGAACCGGTCTCTTGGGTTTGCACCCAACCGGTATACGGAATAAGTTCGCCGTTAGCTACACGCTGGTGGAAGTTAGGTGTACAGTGGCCGGAACAATACGACTCATTAACACTGAGATCATATGGACCTTCGTTTACAACCGTCGGACTCTTATTCTCATAAGTAGTCTGAAAGACGTAAACGCCCTGATTGACACCTCCACTAGACACATTGCCGCAAGGCATGAAATACCTCGTTTCCAATGTCCAACATTCCCGCGAATGCCGGAATGGAAGGGCCACGTTGGATGCTCATAAAGAGCACTCTCCCCCCGGAAGGGGGG